CCAGCTAGGTTCTCACCAATTTCTAAACCAATGGCAACACGGTCATTACCACTGGCACGATCAAAATCAACGAACTGCTGGACTACTTGGCCATAGTTACCTGCATATCTAAGTTGAACAGCGCGTTTACGGTCTTCATGCGCAGCCTCTTCAGCTTCAATACGGCTATGAAATCCTTGCAACTCAGCAATTTCAGTTTCATATCTATCACGACGAATTTGGTCTTCACGTTGGCGGGCTTCATTCTGACGCTGTATTTCACGCGCTTGTTTGTCTGATTCAAGCTTTTCTAATGCAGCATCACGTTGCTGGCGAAGCTGTAGCTCAATTTCAGCATAACGTGCAGAGTCTTTGCCTTGCTCATCGAGCGCATTTCTAGCTATCTCTGTACGACGAGTATAAGACTGACGAATACGATCTTCTTCAGTCAAAAGGTCTTCTGTTAACTGCGTAAAGTCTTTTTCAATATCTGCTTGTTTGTTTTTTTCATCAATTAAGTTGGCAAGGTTACGCAGTTCTTGTTGTTGCTGGGGTAGTAACTTGGCGTATTTACCACTGGCAATTTCATAATTAAGCTTTTCAAGCTCAGTATTTTTGCCAAGCAAGGCTAAGCGCTGCTGGTAAGAGGCATTCGCTTTTTGAAAAGCAGAAAGGTCACTCGAGCTTTGCTCAGGGTTTTTGTTAGGTTCCGTCGGCGCTGTAAATTTAACCTTGCCTAAATTAGCCTCAAAGTTTGCTAACTCTGAATTACTATTTAAAAGTTCAGCACGTAAAGCAGCCTGATTTTTAATATAACTTTCAAGGCTTCTAATCTGACGACTATAAGCAGATGCAGCACGGCCTGTACTTGCAGACTCCTCTTGTTTTTTAAGCTCTGCAATTTTCTCGTACGCTTCTTGGATCTTAACTGTGTATTTATTAATTTGATTTTGATTAGAACGGATCTGAGTCGTTACTTTCTTATTACCCAAAGAGTCAAATGCAGCGCTTAGGTCATATACATTATCAGCAAGGGCTTTCGTCTTTGGCGTGGCCTCTTCATTTGATTTCGCAAACTCATAAATCCCCCAAGCAGCCAACATCACTAAACCTGCTGGACCACCGAGTAAACGCATCGTGCCAATTAAAGCCCTAAGCGCTATATTGGCATTACGTGCTGCAGCTGCGTGGGCAACCTTTGTAGCTATTGCATTTTTTTCAGCTGCTGAGTGCGCAAGCGTTGCTTTTGTAGCGTTAGCTTCAGCTGCTGTAAGAGCTATTATACTCCCCGTTAACTTAGCCGTTACCTGGGCTTTTCTCAGCGAAGCTTGAGTTGAGGCAACTTCAGCCGCAGTACGCTTCACTGTCTCTTTTGCTGAAAGTACATCAGCAGCAGTGCGCTTTACTGTCTCTTGTAATAAACGGGCCTCAGCAATACTTGCTTGTACAAAACCCGCAGCACTGGCAGCAAGGCTTGAAGCTAAACGCCCACCAATAACAATAGCCAGCGCAGTAGCTGCAGTTGTTATGTCTTCAACAAGCTCTTGATTAGTTGTTAGCTCTTTTAAAACACTTGTCACCGTGTCTATTGTTGGCACTAGTGCTGCACTAACAGGCTGCTCAATACGATTAACTAATTGCTCATAGGCGGTTTCAGTTCGATTAAGAGCCGCAGGAATAGTACCTGCAATTCTTTGTGCTGCGCCTTCATAATCATCAAAAGCCTTAATAAGCGTTTCTTTAAAGAATTGGCTGCTAACTTTCCCATCAACAACCATTTGTCTAAATCCACCAGACACAAGGCCCGCCGCTTTATCTAAGCTTTGCAATAAACCAGGTAAAGGCTCTGTTACTTGGTTAAGTTCTTCTGCACGCAAAGTGCCAGCACTAAAACCTTGAGCCATACCATAAAGTGATTGCCCTAATTGAGTAGAATCAGCGCCCAGTTTACTAGCTACATTACTCATGCCTTCAAGCAATTGCTTACTTTCAGTATCGGTAACAATCCCGCTATTTCGCAGAGTTAATAACTTGCTGTAGCTATCAGCCATTGTTGAATACACTTGGTTGTGCTTATTACTTGTTGCTATCAAGTAATTCTGCACTTGGGCGTATTCTTGGCTTGATGTGGTTAGCCCCTGCAAACGGGCATTAAGTAGTTGGATCTGGCCAATGTTTTGCACTTGCTGCTGTGCAAAATTAAGAGCCATAAAGCCACCAACAGCGGTGGCAAGGCTGGTATAACTGCGGGCAACACTATTATTACTAGACTCAAGCGCACGATTTTGCGCAACTTGCTGCTGCGCTTGTCGTTGTAACGAGCGTATATCGTTTGCATTAGTACGCGTACCCTGGCTAATTGCTTTGCCATCGTACAGTACTTTTAAACTTAAGTTATATCTGCTCATGCTGCTCTCGTGCTGCGTTCATTGCTTCTACTTCTAACACCTGAATTTTTTTAAAAATGTCAGGGGTAATGTTTAACCCAGCTAGCCGCCAAGCGACTTCAGCATTGCCATAATCAAGGCCGCGTCCTTCTCCTTGCCATTGTGTTTCAACCATTAAAAACGCATTTACTGCTTCAGCATTGCAGCTGTACAAATCAAAATGTTTCTCTTTGTTTTGCGCTTTTACTTGGTCAATAACTTCCTTGGGTGCTTTTTGCTGGGTTAAAACTTCAAGTAAATGTTTGGTGTCGGGGTGTTCGTCGGCTACCCAATAGCGGGCAGCCTCTAGTAGTTTTTTCTGCCAGCCACAGCTACAGCCACAAAATAGGCATCAAGTACAGCAGTTCGCCACCAACTCACCTTTAAACATTTAGCTAAATTGTCATCGTTAAATGGCAATGGCTTATTGTTTTCATCAACAAAGTCATCACCCCAACCAACGAGCACGCGCTTAATCATTTCGTGGTCGCCACTTTCGGCAAGTGCTTCGTTTGCGTCATCATCAAGTAACTTAAATTCAGCGGTAAACTCGTGGCTGTTGCCATCAAACGTAAACTTAACGGGCTGCTTAACTTGCACGTTCTGCATTGTCACAATTGAAAAAGCCATTGTTTTCTCCTGGTGTAAAAGTGTTTTAAAACGAATTAATCAAGTAACAGGCTAAACTCGTCATTGCCTGTTTGCGGTAAAATAGCTAAGGCCATTTCAAGCTCTGCTTTTTTAGTGCGCTCAACATATTTAGGCTGCTTCACTTGCACTTTAGGGCAGCTAATCGTTACGCGGTGACCACCTGCAGGGCCGTGCTTAATTTGCAGATTGCCGGTTGTCGAATCTTTTGCTCGAGTAAAAAAGTCAATATCAGCCACATTAGGCGCAGCAATATTGACCGAGCCAGACATTGCGCGGTCTAAAAACTCAATCTTTTCCGTAGTGAGAGTTGGATCAAATTCCACTTCGTTGCCGGCATCGATGCTAAGTTTCGACGGCACAACTTCGAAGCCATGTAATAAAAAGTCAGTGGTGCGTCCTGCGCCTAGCGGAATAGGTTTAGGCCATGCACTAAAGTCGGCGGTTGGTAATGCGTTATCTTCAGGTGCAACATAAAGGCCTTTAAAATCGAACGATAAATAAGGAATGCCTTTTTCAAGCTCAATACTCACATTGCCTTGTGCACCCAACAAGGTGTGTTTATTGCGGCCAATTTGAAAGTGCATAGCCACTGACTCAGGCGCATCTGAAATTGGTGTGTACTCAACACTGGTATCAACCACAATAACCTCAGCCATACCACAGGCGCGCATCAATGGCCCCCACGCAGGAGCAACACCTAATGTGCCACTGCCTACCAGTTCAACTTTAAAACTGATACCCGCATATTCATTAGTAAGCATGCTTTCTTCAGCACCTAAGTAAGGCGTATTTAAACCGCGCTCAACTTCCTCACCTTCAAGAGGGCGTAGCTCAATATCTTTAGTTAGCATGGCAAGCATTGCACCAGGCAACGTGCCATACGTTTGTTCAATTGCCGCTAATAGGCTGGTTTGTGACCATTTCATTTGCTTGCACCTTTGTCTTCAACTTTGTTCGCTTGCTTTTTAGCTGTGCTCTCAGGCTGTGTTCTGGCCACGAGCTTCAACTTACCTTTGGCGTCTTTTATATAGCTGCCGCCTTGGCTTGGCTTTTCGTTCATGCTGCTCTCCTAACTACTTACATTCACTGTTAAACGCATACGCGCCTGATGACACAACACACCACAGAACATCACTGGCGAGTGGTCATCTAAAATCAGCCCTGTGTCGTCGCCTTCGTCCAGGTCATCAACCAAATCATTAAGTAATGGATCACCTGCAAATGCGTCATCTAAAGATTCAATGGCATTTTCAAAGTGCTCTTGGCTGTCTTCGTCATCTACAAAGCTCTTTAAAAAAACCACATCAAAGGTATAAGCAACCGTTGTTCTAGTGGCGTACGGGTTTTGGCGTTTACGGCGCTTTAATCGGATATACCCGCCACTAATGGCGTCACCTTGGGCATACATGGCTTTTAGCTCTTGAGTGTTTTTGCTAAAGCGCTCTTTTTTATAAAAGGTGCCTACATTTGCACTATTGAGCACATTCAAAATCGCCGTTCTTACCTGGTTAAGCATTTGCGCCACCCAACTTATTAATCATCAACTTCATTGCTTCGTTAAACCGTGCCTGTATATATGGCTCACTGGCCTCAAGGCCTTCTTTAAACATCAATTTGCCAGTCGTACCACGCGCATTAATTTTCAATGCAATCAATGTCGCTACTCGTTCTGCTTCATCACCTTCAAGGCTAAGCACCGCCTCAACCCAATTCACTAAGGGTTCAATTGGTGGCATATGTGGTTTAGTGCCAAGCTCTACGGCTTCAGCGTAAAGCTTGCTAGTACCTACATAACCAATACTCACAGCTGGGTTTATTAAAACTTCACTATTAATACTGGCGGCTAAGTGGCCACCATCGCCGCTACCCAAAGGGGTTCTACTAACTACTTGATACTGTGCGTAAGCCACCGACTCATTCATTGCGCTCGAGAGCTGCTCTTGCACCATTGCCGGTGAGTGCTGCCAAAGCTCAGTCAATGCATCAAAGCCCTTTGCTGTAATTCGCACAGGCATTAGCGCAACCGTTGGCGCTTAGGCAGTTGCACAGCCTTACCATGCGCACTGCTTTTATTGTCATTAACGACAACCGCCGCATACTGGCTGCGGTAACCGTTGGCGATGCGTCTAAAACTGTCGGCTTTAGTGCCGTGGTCAACGCTATCGCTTGAAATCGTACTGTTATCATCGTTGGCGTAATACGTGGCCAACTTATCAATGCAGCTTGCCGCTGCGAGTTTTAAACAGGCATCCACATGCTCTGCAGCAATCTCAACGTTACCCGTATCTTTTTGGTACTTCGCCAGCATATAGGCATAGGCACTAGCAATTTCATCAGCGCTTAAAATGCCTGCTTGGTCTTGTACATAAGCTGGGAGTCTGTCTGCGTACATCGTTAAAACACCTTATAAAGCGCATCCGTGCGCAACCGTGTCATCCAATCACCAGAGGAACCAAGGAATTAAAGAACCAGCGCTTTAGTCGCACCACGGTAGTCAGTACATTGACCACCGTAAATGTGGCGGATTTTCATCGTGGTTTGGTCGTTCGTGAACACAGTGCCCACGTTTTGCATGTCTTGCGTGAAAATCTCAGGGTTTTCCATACCGTCTAAAAAGCCCATTTCAAAGTTGGCAAGCTCACTAGGGTCGGTTATTAAGCCCCAATCATTTGGATCAGTCGCACCAGGCACACGCAGAATTTCAAGGTTTAATTGCTGCGCAAAACCCTTATCGTTGTTTTGCATGCGTTGGAACAAGTCAAAGGCAGCATCTACATTACCCAACGAGCACAACAAGAACGCTGGCTCAATTTCTAGCATCTCGCCTGTATCAAGCTCTTGCTGATTCATAATGGCGCGCCAATGCACCATTAACTCTTCCTGGCTTAGTGCAGTACTAAACAAGTTATTATGATCAGCATGGAACAGTGCTTTGCCATCAGGGGCATTGCGGTTGTTTAGGTAGAAATCCCACGCAAACTTGCTAAGTGTGCGCGCTGCGGCACGAGCCAGCTTATTAGGAATTTGCGTAATGATGTTGCGGTCATCATTTTTAATCATTTCCATTGTAATGGTTGCTAAGCCACCTTTTTTGCTAACACGATACTTCGCATTGCTATCAGTTGGTTTTGCGAGTTCTTGGTAATCACCGCTTTCAAGCACATCTTGTAGGTCGCCATAGCCACCCCATTCAGTCACATTTTGATCTTTAAAATCAGTTGCAGTACCAATGCGGAACACTTTGCGCCATAACTGGTATTTTTCTAAGCTGCCGTACACTTCAACCACACGGCGGTTAATTACATCGGCCAGCACATTCGGTAAGCTATCACTATCAAGCGCTTCGACCATTCGCGTGCGGCTACAGTCGTTTAAACGACCTGTACAGTGCTTATCACCCGTCAAATCAATGTAAGCTTCTTTTAAGCTCACTACGTCTTTATTAGCCGGATCAAATAGTGCGGTAAGCAGCTCTACACCGCTTGGGTTATCTGAGTATTGCGCGCCTTCAGGCATGTTCACTTTGCCCGACTCAGTAAACTTGCTTAAATAGCTAATCTCACTATCAATCAGCTTTTGCACCTTATCAGTGCTTACGTCTTCGCTGCTTTGCACGCTTTCTACCAAGCGCGTTTTGGCGGCGTCTGGCAAAGTCGACTTATTAATTAAAGCCACAGCACTATGCTTTGCTTCAACCAAACGCTGGCTGTCTGCAATCACTTTGTTTACGTCTGCAAGTGTTAAACCTGTACCTTGGCCTGCATCAGGGGCACCGTGTTTAGCCAGTGCTTCAGTTAATTGCACAATGGCTGTTTCATCATCTTCAGCTGTCACAGATGCTGCAAGCTGAGGGTTCGATTTTTTAAGCGCTTCGAGTAGGCGCATTAGTTGTTCATTCATGACATTGCCTTGATTATGAGCTTCTTTAAATGACACGATCCGACCACCTGCACCAGGTACCATGATCAAATCGACGGAATTAACTTTGAGGAACTTCTTAGCTGTGCGGCTGCCCTTTTTACCAGAGGCCGTACCGTCCACATCAATACTTAAACCAAACAGGTCTTGCATATTGTTATCAACGGCTTCGCGCAATTTAGTGGCATAACCAGAGCTTTCAAGCACAGTTAAATCAGCCTGCAGTGCACCTTTTTTACCTGCGCCAACACCTTCAACAAATTGTGCATTGCTGAACTGGCCAATCAGGTTATTAAAGTGTTGGGCTGTGCCTTTAAGATGGTCGTCATCAGACTTAACCATGCATTTAGCACCGTTAAACAAAGGGGCTGCTTCACGCAGAACGTGGGCTGGATAGTCAACACCATTTAAGCTTTTACCCACCTCGATCAAGGTCACTAAAAACTTACTCGGTTTAACATTACTGGCTTCAATAAACTTAGTTTCGTCATACCAGGCTTCGGTTAACTTAACCACGTCAGAGGGCTTGTACTCTTTGACGACTTCAATGGCGTTTTCAAACGTCACCTGATTTAACTCACTCACCGCGTAAGGGTATGCCCAGTAGCGGCCATCTTTACGAACCACCACCTTGTCAGCATAAAAAGCAGTAATAAC